ACGAGTGCAGTCTTTACCTGCCGTCACCCACTTGTCATCAAGCATATCCATCTCCAGCTTCATGACGATATTGCCAACAAGTTGCTTCTTTTCAGCATCTGTGGCCTCGTCCATCTTTAGCCCAGCGATTATGCTTTCGATCATGTCGCACTCATGCAAAATACTCATGAAGTCACGTTCAAGTTCATTTACAGCCATTGTTTTAATTTCCTTGTTCCAGTTGTTGTATTCTAGCCTCTAAGGCTTCGCATTTAGCGGATAACTCTTGTACCGCTTTAATAAGTATTGGGTAAGTTCTATTCGGAGCAGCTTCCCATTTTTCTGGGTTGTCAAATGAAACCATTCTAGTTCTGCTAGTTGAACTAAAATCCATTTCAACTTCTGCTAACTCTTGTGCAATAAAGCCAATATCTTTTGCTGCACCCATAGAGCCGTCACGCCTATTCCAAGTAAATTCGACAGGACGCATTGCATTTATAAAATCTAATCCATATGGTATGTCTTCGATAGCCGTCTTATCACGCTCATCAGACAGGCTTGATATTGAAGTCGTGTTGCACCTCAAACTGGATATGCTACTGTTACCAAGAGTAATTGTATTTGTTGACGTATTAGTGGGTGACTGTGCTTGATGTCCAAGACTAGTACAGTTTGAACTTCCTGCGTAAAGACTTCCAGCATCATGTCCTACGCAGACATTACTATTTCCAGTGCCAATAACAGTTCCAGCAGTATGTCCTATACAGACATTATTGTAACCAGTGGTTATAGCACCGCCGGAACTATGTCCCATACATGTATTGTCATAACCGCTAGTTAAAGCGTCCATAGAGTATGAACCAATTCCTATGTTGTCGTTTCCAGTGCCGCCAGCGTAGCCAGATCGATAACCGACAAAAACGCAGTAATCTCCACCATCCATGTCGAAACCAGATTGGCGGCCTACAGTTACGCAATAATTACTGCCACTGTTTCCACTGTACTGAGACGTATGACCTACACTGACAGAACTGTTGCCAGCCCTCGCTGACCAACCTACGGCTACTGAATCAGTATTACTGGTTGCAAGTAGATCAGCAGAATAGCCTACGCAAACATTGTCATCTCCAGTGGTCGGTGTGTCACCAGCGTAAGCACCGATAAAGGTGTTGTAGGCAGAACCTATTCCGGAGGCTGATTGCGGGCCAGATTGGAAGCCTACAGCGGTTAAATATGCCCCTGCTGTGTTATAAGAGGCTCTGTAGCCAATCGCTGTAATACCTGTTTGAGCATATCCCGATTGAAAGGCTTGATAGCCAAAAGCCGTACATTGACTTGCGCCTGAAGCATCTTCACCGGCATAGTTACCAACGAATGTGTTATTTTCCAGAGTCCCTGCGCTGTTCATTGCTTCGCCAGCACCAGTGCCGATGTACATACTGCTAGTATCAGCGGCCTGGGATGCCTTTGTGATCGTGCCAGCATCAGCCATCAAGATGCGGTCATTGACATATAAGTCACGCCAACTAGCACCGCTTGCACCTAAATCGTAAGCGGCATTATTGTATGGCAAGAAATGGCCGTTCATCGAAGCCCCAGTTCCGAAATAGAAGGCAGGTCTGTCCGTGTAAAAGTGCGCCCAAGAAGTATTGTTCGATCCAAGGTCTAAGTAACCAGTGGATGTCTGGATACGCAGATAGTTGCCGTTTTCTGATAGAGTTGGGCTTGTGTCACTGAAAGCGATAGAAGCAACATTGATATCACTGCCTGATGTTAAATATTCTGTCCACGAAGTATCCCATACACCGTTAGTTTGCCTTCTGCCGTACAAGCTGACTTTATTTGTCGCCCCACCATAAGTTTGAACTAACTGTTGAGGTTGGGAGCCATCCTTAAAATAAAGCATCATGCCATAAGCGGCTGGAGCGTTTGAGGGAACAGAATTTGACCATGTCCACCAACCATAAGTAGTTCCTAGACTGTCCAAATCAGCAGACGATGATAAGTTGGTAACGCTGGCTATACGACTTGTATAATAGGTACTGCCTTCTCCATCCAGCAGATCAGCATCTAACCCAGAACCTGCGCCATCTACTGTCTTGATTGCTGTAAGGATTTCTGAAGGTGTCTGATCAGTAGTTGCACCAGCTTCGATACCGTCTAGCTTTGTACCATCCGTTGCAATGTCACGACCATCTACTGTTCCAGTTACAGAAACATTACCTGTTACATCTACAGAGCCACTCAAATCTACACCATTACTATCTGCGTATATTCGGGTATATATAGAGCCGCCGCTAGTGACAATTTTATTTGTAATACTTTCGGCTTGAATAATTAAAGCACCAGCACCTAGTGCGCCACCTGTAACATTATCTGAGCGAATAAAATTAGAAGTTCCATTGTGATAAATCCGAAGGTCATCGTGAACACCGAAGACGGCTTCGTCAAAGTCGCCGAATGAAACATTACCAGTGACCGAACCGCCAGTGGTCATTAGCGCACCAGCGGCTGCTACATTGGTTGCGTCAGTTACGTCTGCTAGTGCTTCGATACCGTCTAGCTTTGTTCCGTCTGTCGCTACATCGCGTCCATCTACAGTACCTGTGACCGTCACATTGCCAGTGACATCCACATTCCCGCTTGCATCTTGAAAGACATACTTTTCAGCAGGAACGGTACAGAAAATAGTTTTATCGCCAGCCGTCCAGTTAACCGCTGCATCAGAGTTTGTTGACTGTAAGATAGTGGTTCTAGCGAGAGTTGTACCAGAGGCTGTGTATGTGCCAATACCGATCTCAAAATCCGTGCCATCAGTACACGCATAATAAGTGGTGTTGCCGTCACCTATTTCAGCAAAAGACTCAAAACCATCTTCCGCACCAGCAAGGGTGTATGTCCCTGTACCAGTCGTGGCAGTGGTTTCTTTTACTCTGTCTTTAATAAGTAAAGCCATCTAAATACCTTTATGTTCTAGGTCTTTCAGGCAGCCCTTTTCGGTAAGCGTCCGTGTTTTCTCTAGCTTCCGCTAAATCTTTTAAGCGCTGCATTTCTTGCATAAACCGTTGTTCGTACAACTGCATCATGTCGGCCTCTCCCTTCATGTACGTGTAGGCTTCCACGAGAGCACCGTAAAGGAGAGCGTTTGGAGCATTTTCACTTAACCACGTTAAAGGGCTAACTAGGGTTGTCGTAGTAGCAGTAGCTCCATTAGTCAGACCAGCAATGTTTTCGGTGACGCCATACGTTGTGCCGCTTCCTACGTTTGACGCTAAGAACCCGGTCCCGGATATGGTCTTCGGGGAAATAGTAACACTCGTATTATTAGGAACAGTAACAACTTGTGCCACGGTCCCACTAGTTGCCCCCGTTACATATTCTCCAGCTATAAAGGTGCCAACAGAAGCGCTGTGGTTCAACGTGATTGTTGAATCCACTAAACTGGTCGGGCGATAATAGTAGTGTAACTCTACGTCATAACTAGAATCCGGCGTCGGAGATACTATAAAATTATCTACATCAAAAACACCATAGTAACGAGGTAGACCTGTTGCGCCAGCATCTAAGGTGTATTGCTGCACAAAGTTTACATCTTTTATTTCTAAAAATCCCTGCGAACCGGCAGAAGTTATCTGAAAAGAAAACGAAGACAAGTAATCACTGGGAACACTTAGGTAAGGGTCGTCGGCATCTAGTGCCGCGGTAGCATTCTTACGAAAGAACTCCAAGTCGGCTAACGAATGTATACGATCTTCCACTCCGGTAATGAAGTTAGGAATGTTTGTTACAAAAGACGTTTCCGAGTTTTCGGTAAAGTCTTGAATAGCTGTCTTCAACTCTAGATATGTAAAGCTCATTTAACTCACCAATGTCACTGGCCCCACGGTCGCATTTTCACCACCACCTCGTGTATTACCGGTTGTCGCGGTTCCTGATGCGGCGGTAAAGGTGTATTCATCCGTCGTAGTGACGGTGATAACATACCCTGAAGCATTTTCAATAGTTGCTTTAGTAAACCCATCAAATCCAAATACATTTCTAAACCTCACTGTATCACTAGTGGACCGGCCATGAGAGGGCTCAAAAACAGTTATAACCGCAGAAGCGGCGCTCCCAGAAGTGAAAGCGTTTGGAGTAAGAAGTCTCTCCACCGGGGGTTCAACTCTATCCGGTCGCGCATCTTTCAGAGCTTGAGCGTCCACAACTTTTCTAAAAGGCCCTAACTGAGGCTGTTTTGGCTCGAACTCATCTCGACCAACCAAAAGGCCGTTCCACTCTCGGCGCATATCCTTGTAACGATATCGCAGTCCAGAGCGGTCCGATATAGCAAAAGAGTTTTTTCCGGTAGAGAACCTAGACATTAGCCTGTCCTAAAGTATTGAAACTGCGGAACCACATTAAAGGAAGCCCTATCCCGATCTTCCGTCATAGCCCTTTCAAGCTCTTCTTCATAAACCGCTTTTAATAGCTGAACTCTGTTTGGCGCTCTTTTTATAGATAAATAGTAAGCCAGCCCCGCTGCTAAACAGGGGTAAAAACGAAACGGGACTTCCATTGTATTTACCAGCTTATCCGCATCTTCCATCCGGGTTAGAGCATCATAATACACCACGTCTGTGCTATTCTCCGGCACGGGCCATAGTTTTAAGCGCGGCGTGATCTGCCTATCCAAAAAGAACTGAGTTGGGCGGCCTTCCGTTGTTTTAGTGGGAATAGATAAATAGTCATCCCGACTAAGGCGCTCTAGCGCATAATCAGTCCCGTTACGGCGTACAACAACAGATAAGACGTCTATTATGTCGGAAGTTAGGTCATAGTCCCCCGTGCTTTGTGTCAAAGCTTGAGATCGTTGAGCTATTGTCCACTGGTTTAAACCACGGTTTGCCCATTCTGCTAGCATTAGGTTTATAGAACGTCTTGCCGTTTTATAGTCGTAAGAAGTCCTAACTTCTAAGCCGCAGCGCTCAAAAGCCTCTTCAATGTAATCTGCTACATCAAGTTCAAAATTTAGACTTCCAGAAGTTGCCATAACTTACTTCTTTCTTACCATTCCGCCGCCGCGCATTTTCTTAACCATTCCGCCGCCGCGCATTTTCTTAACCATTCCGCCACCGCGCATTTTCTTGACCATTCCGCCACCGCGCATTTTCTTAATCTTACGAGGTTTCATTGCCATTTTTTAATCTCCTATATAACTCAGTACGTTTTTGAAAGATATGCGCTGCATTGTATTCTTCCAGATAGTTGTCATAATACCCTTTTTCTACAAGTTTGTCTGCCGCTTCTTGCACAGTCGATAGGGGTTGAACGAAAATCATAGCGTATTCGTCGTCAACAAGCTGCGTAAAAGAGTTGTCATCAATAAAGTCGTTCGGCTCATCGTGCGGGTGAAACCCCATTAACCACATATCCCGGTTAATAAAAAACCCCTTAGAGATGACTTCGTTTAACCCCTCTAGAAACTCGTGAAACTCGTCTGGGTCCTTCTTAAAGTTCATATCCACAATAATCACTAGGTCAAAGGCGTTTTCCCACTGAGATATAGTGCTATATAGTGCTTGATAGCTATCCTCATATTTAAATAATATAGCTACCTTGTTGTCTTGCCACGCTTTTTGCGCGTAAGGACACGGGGGTAAGTTGTTATAAAAGGGGTTTGGCTTCTGTAAAGTATGCGCTGACCACGCGGTTATTTCGTCGCATATTTCTTTTTCTTTATCTATGTAAAAAGCTGTAGCGGTCATATCTAAGCTACCGATCCTTTTGTGCGTTTTCTGCGGTTCGACATGACCGTACCGCAGCCCCTAGCTACTACAGTTCCGGGAACTTTCTTGCCCCTAAACGGCCTTTTAGCCTCCGTATTATAGCCCGCAACTCCGCCATCACCCATTCTAGAGACTCTTGCAGCCTTCGTATTAGAGACCACAGTTTTACCTCTAGCGCCCTCACGCTTTTTCTTACGCGCTGTCGCAGCGCGTTCACCTTTCGATAAACTGCTAGCCTTACGTCTAGGCAAACAACGGTCAGGGTTACGCTTATCTTTTGACGTACCACATGCGCCCGAAATCTTGCCCGAGCTATCAATTCGGACCCAATCCTCATTTAACCACTCCTTTAATCCACCCATTATTTGCCCTTCCGCTTACCGCCCTTGGACTTTTTGGCGTAATTAGGGTCTTTACAATACTTAGATGCCGCTAAGTTGGCATAAGCTGACGGATATGTGTCAAACGTGCGCTTTGCCCACGCCTTACCTTCAGGGCATATAGTGCCGCCC